ATTAATCTGCTTTACTTCTTCTGCTGTTAAGTCTGTTCGATTTTCAACCTCAATATTTAGTGCTTCAAGAGTTGCACACGAGTCATATTTTGTGATAAACGAAACAATCTCTTCAAATAATATCTTATCAGTTCTCTGTTCAAAGAAGTCAGGTTCAATAAATGGAATTGTTTTACGAGCAAACTCTTCATTAAAAACAAGATTCCGAAGAATCGTAGTTTCAATTCTCTCCATATGAAAATGTCCTCTGTGCAGTTTCGTCTAACTTCTTAAGTATATCATCTGTAAAATATTTTTCAGGTTCTGCGTAGATTTGTTTACCATATATTTTCTTACCATCAATCTCATAACGACCGGCAACATTCTTCCACATTCCTGCAGTCTCTCCTAATTCAAGAAGACCATAGTAACGATCAAGTCCTCTCTCATCAAAGTATAGACGTATCTCTACTTGTTTGTTTTCTTTGGAGAGTCTACTCTTAGCCGTCTTAGCTTTAATAATGTTTCCAACAACCTCTGTCTTATCCTTTTCCTTTTTTTTGCTGAGATAAATGATCGTAGACGCGGCATACTTGAGACCAGAGCCTCCTCCCATTTCTTTAGTCGGGACATAAGATCCGATGACATCATAAGTGTGATTTGTAACTATAAGTGGAATATTTGCTTGACCAAGTTTAAGTGTAAGCATACGGAATGCACCCTTTACAAGTTGTGATTTGGTCATGTCACGAACTTGTTTGTCATTCAATGCATCGGTAATCTCTTTCTCTGTAGAAAGCATACCCAAAGAATCTAATACAAACATACAAGGTTTGCGATTCTCTTCCTCTGTCTTCAAGTATATATCAACTGCCTTAAGTGCCTTACTTCGGAACTCCTCTATGGTAACGACATTGACAACAACAAGTCTGTTTTGATCAATTCCACGAGATGCAAGTAATCCCTTGGTGATTGCAGCTTCAGTATCAAAATAGAGACAATACCCATCAGGATTATTGTCCAAAAAGTTCTTGACAACAGCAAGGGCAAAATAAGTCTTTCCAGTAGAACTTTCACCAGCGATGGCAGTAATCTTATTACTAGAAACGCCACCATAAATGGAACCGCTAACAAGCGAATTGAAGATATAACTTCCTGTATCAATGAATCTTTCTGTTCCATCTATGTCTGCTGCGATTTGGGTGTATTCATCACCAATTTCTTTAACTATCTCTTTTAAAAAGTCCATTAAGTAAAAAATAATTCAAGGTTAACAGTTTTTTCTACATTCCACCCAATTGCATCAAGTATTGCTTTGAGTGGTTCTACGAAACTCTTCTCAAATTGTAGATCATAATCTATATACTTGTCAAGTCCAAGTTCTCTTGGAAAGTCTTGGATGAAAGATATTACATTCTCACGAATGATATTTGGTTTCTTAAGATATAAAAATTTAATTTTCTCACCATTACCAATCAAAGAGTATTTACGGTCAAGTTTATTCTTCTTAATATAATAATTAAAAAGAAGTGCACCACGACAATGTATTGGTGTTCCCTTTGAATAGATGTCTGTGTAGTTATAATACTTTTTAACATCCGAAACAGTGCGAGGAAATGCGATGTCCTCTGGAGGGAGAGACTTAAATTTTGCACGACATTCATCAATAAATTTAATCACATCTTCTTCTGTGCCATTCATCATCAACTTGAGTCCATCCTTAATCATGGTTCTACAAGGTGCAGGAGTTGATGACTTGACTGCCTCAATGCCCATCATCTTAAGTTTGGGTTCTTCATAGCGAACACCTTCACTGTCCCATACATTTAAGATGTATCTTTTCTTTGCTGTCCAGATGCCACGTTCAGCGATGTTCTCACGTTTCATGAACATCTTTTGATCATAAGCATTTACGTACGTGGCCAATTTTTGGTAAGAACTCTCAATATACTTTTCAAATTCCACCTCACAGATCTTATTAAGGAACGACACAACGCTTTCAGCAGTCTTTTCTCTGCCTTCGTATACCTTTTCGACCAAATCACCCAAGTTGAGATAGATACTATCAGTATCACTAGCAATAACATAATCTACATCCTCCGTTTTAAGTATTTTGTTTAGATAAGAGTTCATTCGATTCTCTATCCAACGGATAGAAACCTGACCAGAAAGAGTAATCGCTTCCGCATTTGCCAGTTTATAATAACGGAAGTATTGATTACCAATCGCACCATAGGCACTATTCAGTTGAATCTTTCTTGCCATCTGAATATTATTACATCTGGCGATCTCTTTCTCAAGAGTCTTAGTTGGAGTTTTTTCATATGCCTGTTTTGCTGCAAGCATCTTCTTCTTATAAACAGTTCGATCCTTGTATATCTTTTCCATAATCTCTGGAAGAAATCCTCTTTTGTCCTTACGATACATTGCACCATTGGCACATACAGCAGTATCTTTGTATAGTTCAAAGTTTAGTTCTTCCGAAAGGATTCGATCAACCGTAGCTGTTGGATGTCGTTCATCCTTGAGGGTCTCAGGAGAAATGTTATATTGCATAATAAGGTGAGGATACAGACTATTAAGATCAAACGAAACCACCCAATCATACTTTCCCGGAATCGGTTCTTTGACATAAGCACCTGCGTATTTTTCATTCTTGTTAGACCTGTTCTTTGGAGGAATAACAATATTTCTTTTCTTTAAGTAGTTATAGATTATTGTATCCCACATACGAACTTGTGAGAATACGTCAACATAGTTTGCCTTTGCGTCATATGCCATCGTGATTGCAAGTTCAATCAACTTCATCTTGTCTTCTAATCTATCAACAAGTTCAACGTCAATGATGTTGTATTCTACAAACTTCTGCCAACCTTTTGTATAGAAGTCCTTGAATGTATCATACTCAGAGTGATCAAGTTTCTTCTGTCCAAGTTCAACACTTGCAATATAATCCAAACGATATGATTCTTGTGCCTTGTAAGTGAACTTCTTGTAAAGATTAAGATAATCAAGTTGAGTAATACCACCTACGTCATATGCAATATTCTTACGACCTGCAATATAGATTTCATCTTCAGTCACAAGACCCCAAGGTGAAAGTCTCTTCATCAACTTCTCACCAAGAACTCTTTCAAGTCTTCTGGATAGGTATGGAATATCATATAGTTCAATGTTCCAACCTGTAATAACTTCTGGTGTATTATCCTCAATCATCCACCAGTTTATGAATGCATTTAGAAGTTCATACTCTGAATTGTATCCTTTGTAGATAACATTATCTTGTTTGTTATTGAATGGGCCTTGACCCCATGTGCGAATCTGTTTTGTTGTATAATCCTGTATTGATATGAGTAATATTTCTTCCGCACAAGATTCTACATCAGGGAATCCATTCTCTGATTTAACCTCTATATCAAGAGTGGTCAACTTAATTTTACTGATATCAAATTTAATTTCATCCGCAGGATACATCTCGGAGATATATTGGTAGATATATCTGTCATTACCATACACACTAAAATTTTCTACACCATCATATCTTTTGATAAACTCACGGGACTCACGCACAGTTCCGGGATTGACTGGTTCAACATAGTCACCTGTCAATGTTTTATATTTTGTTTTCTTCTTTGCAGGAACAAATAGAGTAGGATAAAACTTCTCACGAGTCATGAAATGTTTACCATTTTCATAACCACGAACAAGAAAGTTATCACCGACTAATTGAACGTTGGTGTAAAACTTCATTCGGCAAGTATATCAAGATACTTTGATAATATCATAGTCGTTGGAGTAACAATAGTCAAGATACTATCAGAGTGCATCATCATTTCATTTTGTGAGGTAAAATCTAACCAAGGTTGCATACTGTAATCACTCTTATCATCCGCATATTCATTTTTCATTTTATATGGATTGATAAGTTTACAATCAGGGCCACCAAGTTCAGTGTCCACCTCTGCAATCTCAGATATTAAAAGATCTCCGTTTTTCAATAACAGACATTTAATTACTTGGTTTTCCATTTACCTTCTCGTTATACATTTTTACTACGCTTGCAATCGGATTGACCAAAGCGACCACCTGATTGATTGAAACTGGGACATCATCATCTTCA